GAAGATTTGAGTTATTTTGAGAAACTCGCTGAAGATTAATATTTTGTAATCTCCTTTGTGACTTGACGGGGAAGCAGTAAAATGCTTCCCCTTTTTTTTATCCTGGAGGTCGATTTCTAATTCCATCTACCGCAGTAGGAGGAGGATTATAGAAATTAGCAACGCTAGAGTTATCAATCTTTGTGCTTGATGGTGCGCTAATAACAGTACCTCCAGCGCCTGCACCCGAAGTGACAGTCCCTGTAGTTGGTGAATATAAATTAGCTGGTCTATCAATACCAACGATATCGGTTCCACCAAAATCAGCACTTGTTATTCCGGATGATGTTCCAGGAATATCATACACTGGTCGACCTTGTGCATCATATAATACAGCACCAGGATTTAAATTCTCAACATATGCATTGTCTTTCATACTCCAAACTAAAGGTATGCCATCTTCACCTGATGTAGGTGCCTTTGATGAGGCGGCATTAATCAAAGCAGAAATACGATTTGACTCTGCAACATTATTTGAAAATATGCCTTTACCAACTTTAGTATCTAATTTAAAGTCACCAGTTTTTAAATCTGAAATTAAATCGGAACTTAAATCATTTAAGCCATAAGATAACAATCCTTTAGCGGCAGTATCTAATTTTTTAGCATCTGCACCAGCAATTTTTTTGAACTCAGCAGTAATCAAGTCTACTATATCTTTTGCAATAGAGTTTAGATTTGTCTCCGGAGTTGGTGCGCCCCATGAACCGGCCTGATTAGCATCACTTGTTGCTAATGTGTTTGCGTCAGGCGCCCCTTTGCCCCAACACAAAGAGATTCTATTAAATTCAACTTTAATGTATAGATAGTCAAACGGAGGCGTCATTTTTGTAACTTGTTCGGCTGCCTTTGCCGCATTGAAAGCTACACGTAATAATCCATATGCAATTGTTTTATATGCATCAGGAGGTGCATGATAATCGGTTGTTTGATATACGGGCGCTATCGCACTAATATCATTATTTCCACTTACGTATATTGCGGCATGAAATTTGGGTTCTTTTGGAGGAGGAGAACTACCGCCACCACCATACCCCAAAAAGGAAGCAACAGCAATTACACCAAGTACAACCCAACCAGCAGGACCAATTGCGGCCAAGCCGGCCGACAATTCGCCGGCCATCATCAATGAACCTGCTTCCGCAAATCCTGTTGCCGCTACCGCACTACTTACACCTTCAACGACTGCGGTCCCCAACATACTAGCACCGGCTTCTGCGCCAGCAACAAATCCAGAGAATCCTCCTCCAGCCGCAAGATTAGCTACTGTCATTTCATATGCAATGCCTGGAGCAATTGCATTAGCCGCAATGCCAATTCCAGTTTTAATTAAATATGACTTTACTACACCTTCAGCAATAGACCCAACAATATCCATTGTGCTAGGAGGACCAGGTCTGCCTGCATTAACTCCAGACCTTTTAGAAGATGAACTTCCTGCTGGATTCCAAACTCCACCAAGCCCGCCGCTATAAGAATAGGATCCACCTGAGCCACCAGAAGATAACATTGTTCCAGATGATGTTCCTTGTCCCGAAATTACTCTAAGAGAACCATCGATGCTTGTGAGTAAATCTGTTTGATTTCCTAATGATGCAAGTGTCTTGTCGGTTCCCATAGCCGCAGACAATGCTTTTGTTGCATTAGGATTTGCAAGAGGAATAACAGCTTCAGCGCCAGCTTCACCAAAAACACCAGGAGTTGCTTTAGTTACAACACCACCATCAGCAAAGCCCAACCATTTGATGCCTTCAGATATCCAACTTGATCCTGTCTCTATTGCGGTATCTAAGAAAGAACCACCGACATCAGCGCCAGGTCCACTTAATAATTCGGGTCCGCCGCTATTAAATAGATTTTTAACAAAATCAGAGCCGGCGACCATGTCAAAACCTTTGCCTAACAATTTCTGTACACCAAAGTTGGCAATCATTTGCATGTAAGGATTTTTAACTCCTAACGATTGAACAATTTTTTGCCCTGCGGCGTTCTTCAACATATCGCCTGCAAAGTTTCCAAATTGTCCTAATCCAGTTTCATTTGAGAATAGATTTCCTTTGCCATTAGGATTTATTACATTACCATTAGCATCTTTCTGCTCTATTGCAGTTCCACTTCCTGCACGCCCTCCAAGTCCAGAAATTAATTCTCCAGTTTGTGCTTTAGTGATTAGTGCATCAGCCGAAGTTTGTGCTTGGGTTAGGTTAGAGGCTTGTTGTGCTTGTAGTTCAGCGATTACCGATGCATCTCTAGACGCATCAATCGATACCTGTATTTGTTTATTTGATAATTCTGCGGCCTGCTTGATTTTCTCTGCATCTTTTCTAGCTTGTTCGATATTATTCGCTTTAGTCAAATCTAGTTGTGCTTGTTGAAGAGCAAGGGTTTCTTTAGAGTTATTAGCAAACTGTTGTTGGGTCTGGCCAAAGAACTCTGCTTGAGTTGGAAGTTTTCCGGCAACTCCAGTACCATTCGTTATGTAACTTCCAGGAGAACCAGCCATTGCTGTAGTTCCATATGGATTTGGCTGAACACCATAGTTATTCAGACCAGGATTGAATAGTTGTCCTCCACCAAAGTTCTGCCCATAAGATTGTCCTGCTTGTGGTCCTGCTCTTTGACCACGGTTTGGTCCGTCTTGATATACATTGTATCCCAATCTAGGATCAAAAACCACAGATGCTGTAGGATTATTATTCATCATCGAATTAAGTGGGCTAGTGGCAGCCTCACCTAAAACATTAGCAAAGTATGAAATCCCCTCCATTGGATTCTTGAAACCATACTTAGCAAACATAGTTTCTGCACCAAGAGCAATACCACTTTCTTTTCCTCCAGATGCGCCATATAACAATTGTTCAAGTGCTAACTTTTTATTTCCTGCGGCAAGGTTCCCAAGAACTTGTCCTGTGATACCTTGGGTTTCTTCTGCGCCTAATCCTCCAATACCTTGGAAGATTGCTTTGCCTGCTATTCTTGAACCAACTTCTAAGTATCCTTGTGCAAGTTGATTGAACATCGGAGCAAACATTGGACCATATTGCTTGCCCAATAACTTGCTAGCCATTGAATTAATTTTAGCATCAGTACCAAAAATCTTTTGCAATTGTTGGCCACGATACATATCATCACGGCCTGCTACAGAACGATCAACACCAACGCCTTTAGGAAATAAAGTCTTTGTTAATATTTGAGTAAATGCATTTGTTGCAGTTGCTCTAAATGATTTTATAAATTGTGTATTCGCATCTCTAATGATATCAGTATTCGATTTAAATAAAGGCTTAAGTACTTTTGTTTGAGTGGCGACTTCTTGGGCTTTTTTAGCTGGTAAGAGAGCACCACTTTTTGGGTCAATACCCAAACCTCTTGTAAGTGCTTTAGATACTGCTAAATTGGCATCGTCAATAACTTTTGTCGGGGCTTTAATTCCTGGACTGCCAGACCCTTTGGAACTGAGTGTATATAGACTATCATTGTCTCCGCCTGCGCCGCCAAATCCACCGCCGCCGAGTTTGGCGATGACCGGCAGAGGTTCTAATGGGGGTGAATCTTTTAAATCTTTAAATTTAACTGCATCTTTATAAAAACCAGTAACAGAACTATTGTCTATTTCTGCTTTAGTTCCTGGTGGTGGTGGCGGTTTATCTGTAACGGCCGCCGGTGCCGCAGTTTTTGCGCCACCTGCAACAACTGCCGCATTTCCGCCGCCGGCGCCAGAGATTTTCTTATTCATCAAGTCATAAACTGCTTTGACTGAACGTGGACCTTCTTTACTTAAAACTTTTTTAGTTTTTGGATCTCTAGATACTTTTTCAAAGAAAATTTCAGCATTGTTATTAATTATATCGCTATCGGCGCTAGTGCTTGAAATTTTCCATGCAACTTGCGCTGGATCTTTGTCCATTTCGTTTAAGAATTTAATCGCACCAGAATTAGTACCACCCATACCCAAAAAGTATGCCATGTATAGGTCTGTTTCTGTGGGGTCTCTTTTTAACGCATTTTTTAGTCCAACTCTATTTTGCTCTGTGATATATTCAGCAACCATCCTCGCTTTAGCTTCATTATATTTCATCTTTGGATCAAGATCGGCTTTAGTGAATCTTGTATCACCTCCAGCAATCATCTTTTCAACATTACCCGTCCATGTCGAATCCGTAATCTGATACACACCTCCAGCAGTACCCCCAAGAGGATTTTGAATATTTCTACCTCCAGATTCAGCACCCCTCACTTTGTCTAAAAATTTACCGGAGTTTATTGCGGCGCCAGGGTCTTTGTTACCTTTTGCTATTTCTTCAACTCTTGCTCTGCCTCCAAATGAATTTAAATCACGCTCTGCGTTATCTTTTTTAATTTTATTTTGTGCGGGCGTAAGTTTAGGATCATCTTTAAGGCGCTCATTTGCATCGTCCAACAATCTCTTTGCTTCATCTGGTTTAAGTTCAGCCTTTTTGCTCGGTCCGGCAGTTGGATCAATTGGTGGTATAACTCTTCTTCTACCATCATTAACTGAAGTTGTTCTTGCAGAAGCGGCCAGCGTAAAAAGACCGGCGGCCGCCATAAGTCCCAATCCAATAGGACCAGTTAAGAAACGAAGCACCATAGGAATAACAGTACCGAGAGTTCCCATTATTGCGGATCTTGCGCCAGCGCCGGCAACTGCTCCACCCAAAGCGGCGCCACCACCAAACTGCAATGCGGCTGTTAATGCAAATGCCGCAATCTGTCTTTTAAAAAATAACCATCCAGCGGCTATAGCACCAACAATAGAAGTACCTATCCACTTAAGTCCATCTTTTAAAAATCCTCCAGCAACTGAGGCCGCAATTGATCCGGCGGCACCAGCTAAACCTCCGCCACCTTCTCCGTCAGCTTTATTTTTTCCACCAAAACTAGCGGCATCAAATTTATCACTTAACTTATTAATTGCATCTAATAACTTATCATCACGAATTGCTTGTTCATTTGCAACTTCTTCTGCAAATATATTTTTTCGTTTGGTGTCTTCAACTCCAAATGAAATAAGTTTTGATTGATTGATAACACTATCATTTAACTGTTTTAACTGACGAACTTGTTCAAGATTAATAACATTTGATTTGTTTTGTCCAGCAACAAGAGATACTGCTTGGGATAGTCCACCTAAAGGCGATGACACGCCAGACGATGATTGGGATGAGAATGTTGGCGGTGTGTTTCCTCCAGCCATTCTTGGTGATGAACTTTGAGAGTTAGCACGTTTACTTAAGTCTTTGCCGAATGCATATGCACCAGCAAGGCCTGGAGCCTCACTTATTATTGCACCCTTTAGCCCGGTAACCAAACCTTTAGCACCACCCACAACAGCGTCTTTAGCCATTCCGCCGAGGGCGGCACCATAATTGCCTAATGTTGCCATATGTTAATTATCCACGGTCGAATACGGAGTCTGGATCGGCTTCTGCAAACCTTGCTGATTTTCCAGTTGCGGGTTTTGATGTTGCACCAAAGCTAGACGTTGATGCTCCAATGCTTGGACTGCTACCAAAGCTGTTTGAAGTTGGTGCACCAAAACTACTGGATGAACCGAATCCGCCTGCTGAAGATGAGCCATATGTTGTTGTGACGCTTTGTCCCACGGGTTGCATTCCGCCATTGTTTGCTCCTGCTAGTTTTTCTTGTGTACGACCAAATGCGGCAACACCAATAATAGCACCCATAGAGAGGTGAAATAAACCTGCGCCCTGCAAGGTGATGGGTTGCCATGCAGTCACAGGTTGTTTCAATGCGGCTTGTAGAATACTCCACAAAATAGGAAAGATAATGAAGTCTGTTACACAGGTTAGCATGTAAATCCAACCCATCATTGGACGCCATTTGGCGTTCATCCAGTCTTCTTTTTTCTTGTCGCTATCACTCAGCTTTTCGTATTCTTTTTGCGTAGCCATTTATCTTCTTCCTCTTTGTTGTGCCTGTAATTGCTGTTGCTGATTTTGTTCCTCAATGTGCTGAGACAATAGCATAATATACAATTCACGTTCAAATGGAATCAAATTCTCTAACATTTCCAAATCATATTTATGATGTTGCATTAGAGCAAAATTGGTTTTATAGTAATTTGCTAAATTTTCAGATCCCATCAGAAGCCGAAAAAATTTGACAAGCCCTCCAATGTTATTTCATCTTTGCATCCACATTTACCACATGTCCATTCGACTTTGTGTTTTAATTTTGGCATAGATTCAAAGAATTTTGTAAGTTTAACATACTGATCTTGAGATAGATTTTCAATAAACTCAATCAGTTCTTTTTTAGTTGAATCTTCTTTTTTATATACTGTTTCTTTATCGAAGATATATTCAATGCTGTTGATAATTGCGTCAGTAGCAACATCCATCTGATTTTTACCTTCAACTGTTTTAGCAGATGCAATAGCCATGTCTACGTTTGGATATTTAAGTTTAATACCAATACCAGTTTCTTCATCTAGAATAATTTTATCTGTGTGTTCGTCAGTTTTTTGCACTTCAACTTCTAATAAAGCTAATGTGGTTGGTGTCATGTGTTCACACTCTTCATTGTCCGAATTCTTTCCTGTCGGATGACGCAATCTTAAATCGATTGTTTCTCCAATTGATTTTGCTCTAAGACGCATAAAGAAATATTCTAAATCGAATAGTGCAATTTTACTTGGATCGACTTCATCAATAGCACAGTTTCCTACAATCTGTTTGATTGCAGTTAAAACGTCTTTCTGATCGTTGCCTTCCAATGCAAGCAAAAGAATTTTTTGTTCTTTCACTAAGAATGGTCTGTATTTGACTGCTTGGCCAGTAGATGGTAAAGTCAATTCAAAAATTGGGTTATTAAATTTAGGTAATGCCATAGTATTTCTCCAGTTATATTAAAAAATTATAAAATATCAATATTTCTCAAATGTATGATATCTATATGTTAAAGTTACTCCAAAACGTTGATACGTATTTACTTCATCCCACGTAGCATTCATTGGTGTTATTGCTATAGGATATACATCATAGCAGATATACGTACAAAGGCTACTGCCAGTGGCGGAAGATAATTGATCGATTTCCAATTTAAGTCCTCTCGCATAATCCGAATGATATGCTATTGTTCCTGCATCCGGTGACGTTGCGGGTTTGACAATATAGTCCATCCACGTTTCAAAAAATGTACGTTCTTTCATGTCTTCAGAACAAATGACAGATAGCGTAATATCGTTATATGTCATATCATATGGAAGTTTCATTGTTGGACCCGCAAATGTATCGTCAGTCGTTGCAATTGTTCTTCCCGGAAACTCAGCCTTTTCACATCTGTATGAAAAGTTAGGAATTTTATTATTAAAAACTTGGGCTCCAGTAAGCACACAGTTAAACATATTAGGACGTGCAATCACACCCACAGCGGATCTTAATGCGCTGATAGAAAAACTTGGTTTTGCTACTCGGGTGTCTTTGACTATTACGTCTGGAAAAGTTGTTAGTGCTGTTGCTGTCATTTATGTTCTTCCTAATTTCTTACGTGATTCTTCCCAAACACGACCAGTGTCTGCTTTTCTGAATGACTCGGTTGGTAAAAACAATGCAATGTCCCACTCTTTTACTTGTATCTCTAAAAA